TGAGCATGATTCCGAACGTCAATCAGTTCACTGAGCAACTGCGCATGATGCCGGATCAGGCATTGCAGCGCGTAGCGCAGATGTACAAGCAAGACCCGTACATCTTCCCGATGGTGATTGCTGAGGACATGGCGCGAAAGAAGATGCGTCAAGCCGCTCAGGCGCAAATGGCCCAGCCTCAGCCCAAAGTGGCAGATCAAGCCATCATGGCGATGGGTCAGCAGCCCCAGGCAGCGCCCGGTATTGCCGCGTTGCAGGCACCTAACATGCAGAACATGGCAGACGGCGGGATCGCAGGTTACGCCGATGGTGGCGACATGGACTTTGCAGACCGCAGCGAGCCTGTCGTGCGCATGGCCGAGGGCGGCGCGGTGCAGCGGTATCAAGATAGGGGGCTGGTCAGTACAACAGGTACTTTGGCGCAAGTGCAAGCGCCAGTCATGGAAAATCTGCAAGCACTGCAGGCACAACTGGTAGAAGCCGAGCTTGTGCTGGCGGCTGCGGCTAAGTCTGGCGATGCGCAATCCGCTACTCAGTACGCGCGGGCAGTGCAGAAACTGCGCGATCAAATCAATCAGACCGCAGAAAAGTCTTTTGGAAATCGTGCGCAGCAGGTCGTCAGCGAGCTTCAGGCAAAACCTACCGCACCATCTGACGAGGCAATTAGAGCAGCGTACGGCCCCAGCGCGAATCGTATGCCGCAGGTGCAAACACCAGCCGCTTCTGGCTCAGCCTCAGGTACCGGTGCCCGCCCGCCTGCTGCAGGCGCCGCTGCTGCACGCGCTCCTTCTGAGGGTGGCATCTATGCGCTTACTGGCCGCATGTTTGACCCGGTGGCGCAAGAACTTAAGGGTCTTCGTGGTCGCATGCTGATGGATGCCGAGCGTCGGTCAGACGAAGAACTGATGCAGTACGAGGCAGGCAAGCCCAAGGGCAAGATTGCGGAGGAGTTGGAGAAGACGCTACGCAAAGAGGAAGAGGGCGCAACCGGTGAGCGTAAGCAGGTCGCAGCAATGGCCATCTTCAATGCAGGTCTGGCCATGATGGCGGGCACGTCTCCGCGTGCTCTGGAGAACATCGCCAAGGGTGCGATGGCAGGCAGCGCCCAATACGGCGAAGCCCTCAAAGACCTCAAGAAGGCGTCCAAAGAGCGTCAAAAGATGCTTGCTGATATTGAGCAGGCACGTCGTGCAGAAGCTCGTGACGACCACAAGACTGCAATGGAGTATCTCCGCCGCCGCAACGAGCGTGAAGAGCGTGCAGACGGGTTCTTCCTTGAGGCTAGTGCGAAGTTGGGCTTTAGCAAGGCCGATGCGGCTACTCGGTTGTATGGGACGCAGATGGAAACCGAGAGCCGCGAGCGCACTGCTTCACGCAGCGACCCGTTGGCGCTTGCACGCGCCTTGGGTAGAGGTGATCCAGAGATCGTTGCAGGCTACAAAGCCATGCAGGACATGAAGGGTGAGCCGAGTCTAATTCGTCAGCTTGCGATGGAAGCTGTCAAGAACCCTACCAGTTTGACGGTGCTGAAAGCACAAAACCCAAAAACTTATGAGCTGGTGATGGCGGAAATCAATAAACTAGGGGGTGGTGCGGCAGGCGCGGGTCTTGACCTGAGCCAGTGGGGTGAGCCGCAAAAAGCTGGAGGACGTTAAGCATGCCGCTCTATGAGATTACCGCGCCGGATGGCAACACGTACCGGATTGAAGGCCCCGAAGGCGCGACTAAAGAGCAAGTAGCAGCGGCTGTTCTCGCCAAAAACCCCCGTGCGGGGGTTGCCCCCAAGCCTGAAAGCGGGTTTATTCCCGCTGCCCGTGCAGGTTTTCAGTCTCTCAAGGGTGAAGCTGCGCTGACCGCAGGCAAGCTCGGGCTGATGGGGCTAAAAGAAGCTGAAGCCTACCGGGCTGAGCGCGAGAAAGAAGCCAAGCGCATCTTCAAACCGACCGAAGAAGGTTGGACTGAGGCACCTTTTGCCAAGCTGAAAGAGCTTGCCGGTGGCGCCATACCCTACATGGCGGCACCTATTGCCGCAGGTCTTGGCGTTGCCGCCGCTCCGATTACAGGCGCGGCTGCAGCCGTTACTGCAGGTCTGGCTGCGGGCGCTGCTTCAGCCGCTCAGTTCACGGGTTCCAACCTTGCGCGTCAGATCGAAGAGGCCGAAGCCAGGGGCGAAGACGCCAGCCTGGAGCGTGCTAATTTGGGTAACGCGGTTGCTGCTGCGGTTCCGCAGGCGGCATTGGACGTGGTGTCCTTGCGCGGCATCCCGCTGATTCGCAACCTGTTTAAGTCAGTTGGCAAAGACCTGACCGAGGCGCAAGCCAAGGCGATAGTGGAGCAGAGCTTCAAGCAGAAGCTGGCCGACTACGGGCGCACCACCCTGATGACGGCAGGGCGTGAAGGCTTTACTGAAGTAGGACAGCAGTATTTGGAGCGGCTGCAGGCCGGACTAGAAGTAACTGACCCGGCAGCGCGGGCAGAGTACCTTGAGAGTTTCATCGGCGGTGCCGTTCTTGGCGGCGCTATTTCGCCTGTTGGTCGCTTCTTTGAACGAGGCGGTGAGCAAGGGCGTGCCCAGAGGAAACTGGGTGAGATTGCAGACGAGCAGCGGCGCGTAGAACGCGAAGCCCAGGCCAAGGCCGAAGCGGAGGAAGCCGAGAAGCGCAAGCAGCCTGAGTACCTGACGAAACTGCAAGCGGACTACCAAGCCGCCAAGGAAAAAGACAACGCCTACAAGACCGAGATCAAGGCGCTTGACGCGCAGAAGGATGACCCTGCCTCATTGGCCAGGGCCAAGGAGCTTCGCAAAGAATACAAGGACTTCCAAAGGACTGAGCTTTCGCAGATCGTCAAGGACTACAACAAGGCGGGTGGCGAGAAGTTCTTCAAGCAGTTTGCCGAGCAGCAGCGTGTAGCAGGGATGACGCCTGAAGACTACATGCTTGAGCAGTTTGATACTGAAGCCAAGGCGGCAAACGAAGCGGAATACACCCGACTCAAGGCGCGTCTCAAGCAGCTTGATCGCACCTCGGATGAAGCCAAGCGCATCAAGGCGCGTATGGTGCAGTTGAAGCCTGCCGCTAAAGCAGCAGCGCCGGAAGCTGCGGATATTGAAGCGGAAATCCTGGGGCTGGAGCCTGCAGCCCCAGAAGACGCAGAGCGTGCGGAACTGGAAGCCTACGCTAAAGAGCGCCTGGAGCTTGCTCAGCAGAACATTAACGCTGGCATGGGTACTGGCCGAGACATTCCTAAGTACCTGATTCAAGACCCCGCCGCCGCAGCTAAGCTGATTGAAACCAAGGCACAACTGCCTGGGATGAGTCGCCCGCAAAGCAACCTCATCATTGAGCGCATGCAAGAGCTTTTGCGTGCACAAGCCAGACTGCAGGGCAGATTGGCTTTCCCCGGCGAAACCGAGCTACTCAAAGCGCAACGCACAGAACCGCAACAACTGTTCTTGGAGCAGTGGCAGCAGGATCAAGAGGCGCTTGATGCAGAGCGCAGAGAGAGTACGTTTGACACCAACCTGACCAACCTCGTCAACACCGCGCTTAAAGGCACGCCTACTGTGGAAGTGCCCGAAGGGGCGACGGTGGATCGGCGTGGTGCGGTGTTTTTGGGCCGTCTAGACGAAGCTATTGCGCAACGAGATGCTGCCGCTAAGGCAGCAGAGCAGGCGTTTGCCGCAGGCAACCGCGAAGTCGGAGCCGCCAAGAGCAGGGAGCGTGAAAACGCACAGCAGGTGCTCAACCAGATTGAGCAGCAGGGCGGCAACGCATCGCTGATTTCCAAGCTCCGCAAGGAGCAGGACAGCGCCCTGATGGATGCGGCAGGTTTGATTGATGACTTGCGCAGTGGAGTTGTGCTTGGGGGCGCGCCTGAGGGTTCTGAGCTACAAAAAATAAATGCCCAGCTTGCTGAACTGCCGGACACACCGGCAAATAGGGCGCGTAGGGACGCGCTTCAGCGCCAAGCAGAACAGTTGAAAACATCAGGTGCAGCTTCTTCTACCGCCGAGACGCTTCGCGTCCAGGTTGACAAGGCCCGCGCTCGATTCATCGACGCTGCCATCAAGGAAGCTGCAACTACGCAGCGGATGTTTGGTAAGGCGCTGTCTCAGGACGACGCGCTCAAGGCCGCACTTCAGATGCAGCAGGTTTTTGATGAGTGGGTGACACGCTCTGCGGCCAAGCCCCGTAGCGCCGAAGACCTCATCAAGACCTATGAGCGCATGCCGTCGCTCACTGACCAGCAGTGGCTGAACGCCGCTCTGGAAGACTACAAGAAACAGACCGTACAGGCGGCGCTGGCCAAGAAGTTGACTGAGCGTGAGGCGGCTTCGGGCAAGTCCTTGCGCGACATGACGGAGTCAGAGCGGCTTGCTCTGACGGAAAAGACCGGCGCAGTTGAACTGACCGGTGAAGAGCGCCGCAAGGCTGAAATCCAGGCAGCGGATGAGTTCCGCCGCGCTTACGAAAAGTATCAGCCCCGCCGCCCTGCCTACGAGCGTCGCCGCAACAAGGACGGCACGTACTCGATGGTGCTGGTGGATAAGGGCAAGGCGCGTCTTGTCGATACTCGCCCCCTGGAAGAGCGCCAGTTTGGCGCTCAAAAAGCCGCTACTGCAGTACTGCAAGAGCAACTCCGGCAGATTTCTAGCCGACTGAGCGCCGTGCCTGAAGAAGGTCGTCGTGCTGAGTCGCTGCTGCGTCCGCAGTACGCGATTACGGAAGCGCAAAAAACTGCTGAAGCGCGTGGTGAGACTGCCGAAACATTGGGTGGTGAACTGCGTCGGCGCCGTGAATACATAAGCGACCTAATTACCCGCGCTCTGCAGACGCGATCAGACTTGGCCCCTGAGATTGTGGAAGGTCTGCAGCGTGCGCAGGCGGCTATTGAAGCCGGTCGTGGTGGGCGCGATGTGCTCACGGATCAAGAAGAAGTCAAGCAGGCTTTGCTGGGTTTCCAGGCCGCTGGCAAAGAACGTGCTGCCGCAGAGGCAGCGGGCGACAAGTTTGCGCCGCGCATGCTGGACATAATTGCCGGACAGGAACGTGCCGATCTGCTGGCATTGCAGGCCAAAGCGCCTGCCCCGTTTACTGCAGGTTTGCTCGATGCCGCCGAGACGCTGGCCACGCGGGCACTGCAAGGACGCACCGCCACGGTCACGGGTGGTGTGGAAGGCGCACGGGCGCAAAAGGGCTACGACGCACTGGCGTTCCGCAGGGACGAGATTAATCGCCAGTATCAAGCGCAGCAGCGTTTGGTGGCATCCGGTGTAGATGAGAACGGCAAGGAGTTGACGCCTGCCAAGAAGCGCAAGGCTCAAACCCTTCTGGCTACATACGAGACGCAACTGGAGAACTTGAACAAGCGTCTTGCTGGACCTCGGCCTACGGTTGAGCCTGTAGGAGTTGAACAGCGTGCTGCTACCGGCGAAGATGCCAAGCTCTTGCGCGAGATAGATGACGCATTGGGGCTGTCGGAAGCAGAAGAAGGCGCACCGGCTAGGCGGCTTACCGAGGACGAGCGTGCGCAACTGGCGCAGCAAGGGTTTGCCTTCGGTGAAGAGAAAGCGCCTGTCATTACCAAGCCGATGCCTGCCTCAGAGCGGCGTGAGCTTGAGGCTCAAGGCCAACGCTTTGATGAAGAAGAGCGTGAGCCTGCCAAAGCTCCGACCAAGCAGGCTGACCTGTTTGAAGAAAAAGAACTTCCGACCACGGCATTTGCCCGTGCGACCGCCCGCAACTTTGAAAACTCACCGCCTGTCAAGAAGGCCCGTGCTGCGGTGGAGCGCGGCAAAAAGCTGCTTGCCGATGTAAAAGAGGCTTGGGACGCTAAGGATGCCCAGGACAAGGTTAAGCGCGACCAAAAGATTGGTGAGACTCAGGAAGCGATTGAAAAGCAGCGCGAGGTTTACCGCGAAACATTCCAGGCTGCGCTGAAGAAAGCGCAGATGGCGGAGATTACGGAACGCTTCCAGAAGGAAATCACGGCGGTACTGCAAAGCCTGCAGGCGGTGAGCAAGGAGCGTGCTGCGGCTGTGGCGGCAGGCGACATGGATGCGGTTCGCCTGATTGATGTCATTCGCAGTGCAGAGACTGACGCGCTGCTTCAGTTGCAGTCCGATCTGGCCAAGGCGCTTGAGAAGCCGAGTCAGAATGTTAAGCCTGCTGATACTACCGGCATGCGTGGGTTCGTGCTGTCGTCTGAACTCCAGGCTGCAGCCGATGAGTGGGTCACGTTTGAGCGTGATCGCTTGACGAAGCTGGAAGACAAACTCAAGCGCCTGCAAGGCGCGGAGCGGAAGGATGCCGCTAAGGAACTTGTGGCGCAGCGCAAGGCTGTGCAGGAAGCCACCATCAGCACTGGCCGCGCAATGTCGGGGCTGGGCCTGCCGGGTATCCGCAGGCAAGCTGGCCGCATCACGCCTATCAGTAGTGCAGAAGAGCTTGCACGGGAGCAGGCGACTAAAGCTCGTGAGCGTGCAGACGAAGTCCAGAAATTGGCAGACGCCCGCAAGGCGGCTGCGGAAGAGCGCGAAACGGGATTGGAGAATCGCATCCTTGAGATTGGCAACGAGGTTGCCGAGAAGGAAGCAGCGATTGGCCGCGCCCGCACAGACGCCACCAAGGAACGTCTGAACAATGAGATTGCTGAGCTTAAGCGCGAAGCCGCCATGCTCGAAGAGCAACTTGGCACGCCTGAGTTGAGCCGCACTGAGAAGCGCAAGGCTCGTAAAGCCCAGAAGACTACGTTCAAGGGTAAAGGCGTTGGGTCTGAGAAAGAACTGCTAGGTCCGCTGACGGAAAAACTCCGCGACCTTGAGATCGACGTTAAAAAGCGTCTGCGTAGCGAAGGTCTTTTCAAGTCTGATGAGCAGGTCACAGTTCTGGCTATGCAGCAACTCACGCCTTATGAGCGTAAGGTGCTAGAGAGCCGCTTTAAGAAGAAAGAAACTTCGACCGAACGCACCGCACGTTTGCAAGGCGCGTTCGAGGCAATGGCTGCTGAGAAGAAAGGCGCCAAACGTGTTGCGGATATGTACGAGGGTGTTGAGGACGTACTCGACTCCGTGCGTATCGGTAACGAAGATATTCGTTTCTCACGCGGCGCTACACCAAACCCGTCCACCGCCGAAGGGGTGCGCACGGAGTTGGGCAAGGTGTTTCCTAACCTGGGGCGTATACAGGTTTACGACAGCGTTGATGCGCTGATTGCTGCCAACCCTGAGTATGAAGGACGCATTCCTTCTGACGCCCGAGGCTTTGTTGATCCTTCAGGCAACAAGGCGTTCTTGATTGCCGAGAACATTGACAAGGGCCGTGCACTGGGCGTTCTGCTGCACGAGGTCGGTGCACATATTGGCTTGCGCAACATGCTTGGCGAAGCCCAGTACAACGCGCTTGTCAAGGCGGTGGAGTCCTGGGAAAAGCGCAACGACGGCAGCATCGAGTCTCGTGTGGCGCAGGCTGCACGCCGCCGGGTGGAGTCAGCAGATACCCCCGCCAGTCAGGTCAATGACGAACTCTTGGCCTACGCTATCGAAGAAGCGGTTGATGCGGGCGTCAAGCCGTTTGAAACCAAGGGTGTCATTGGCCAGTGGTTGAGCCGGATTGCGTCGCTGTTCCAGAAGGCGCTCCAGAAGTTTGGTCTGGCGCCCAAGGAAATGACTGCTGCTGAACTGGTGGATATGGCGTTCGGTGCAGCCGAACTGGAAATGCGCGGCGCTGGGGCTAAAGCAGCGGGCAGGGACAAGGAGAAGTTACTCTTCACCTACGTTGGTGAAAAGTCTGGTGTTGCCAAGGAAGCGTTGCAAAAAGCCAAGGACATGCTGATCAAGGGCGCGCCTATTGAAAAGGTGTGGAGCGAAACCGGGTGGTTCCAAGGTCCAGATAAAAAGTGGCGCTACGAACTGGACGACAGCAAAGCGGATTTTTCTGGGCTAGATAAAGTCTTTAATGCGGGCATCCAGGCCGGACAGAAGGAGGTCAACACCACGCTTGGTGGGGTGATGGATCACCCCGATCTGTACGCAGCATACCCAGACATTAAGAACTTCCAGGTGACGCTGTACGATGATCCGCAGGACAGTGTTTACGGGTCTGTCAACGACAAGCGTATGCGTGTCAATCTTGGCAAGCCCGACATTGAAGGTACGCTGGTGCATGAAGTGCAGCACATGATCCAAGACCGCGAAGGTTTTGGTAAAGGCGGCAGTTCTACTGGGCAGTACATGCGTGGATACACCACCAAGATGCTGGAAAGCGTTCGTGCGTCTTATGCACGGCAGTTTGATGAAGCGGCTGGCAATTCTGAGCGGCGTTACTACGGCGATCGCGTTGCCGCAATGGATGCTGCTGTTGCCGCAGCCAAAAAGGTTCGCGGCGAAGTTGCCCAAAAATTAATAGACGCCAGGGCTAAGTACTCGGATTTGGCAAGACAGTACGAGGAGTTAACTAAAACAAAAGAAGCTGAGCGCGAAGCCGCAGATAAAGAACAAATTGCTCTTGACGCAGAGATTAAAAGGCTATCCGACGAAATTAGGCAGTTGAGTAGCGCCAACGTGCTTGATCCTCAGATTGATACGCTGCGCAAACAGCAAAACGACTTGCGATATAAGTGGCTTGAGGCGTTTAAGAAGTCTCTTGACTTTAGTTTTCCAGAAGTTAAAAGTCTCGCTACCGCCCGAACTAAAGCACTCATAGCTGCGCGTAACGTCAGGCACAACTATAAGCAAGCGGTTGAGAAAGCCGCCAACGAAGCCATCGAAAAAGTGCTCGGAAAGGACGCGCTTTTTTCTAAGTTTGCAAAGCTGACCATTAGCGATTACGCGTATCAAAACTTGCTCGGTGAAGTTGAAGCGCGTGATGTGGGTGAACGGCGCACACTGACTGAAGAAGCCCGCCGTGAAACGCGTCCGTACAGCAGCCAGCCGCAACGCGCAGAAGAGATTTTGTTTTCTCGTGCACCCAAGTACAACGCGGCTATGGAAGGCGCGGGTCTGACTGCCGACAAGATGATCTCGCAGTCGCCCAGCACCTACGCCAAGTTCAAGCAGAGCATGCTGGGCCTGGGGTTCCGCACCCGCTTCCTTGATGCGCTTGCTCCCCTGGAGAAGGTGTCTGGGATGGTGGGCGACGCCGTCAAGGGTATGCAGATGATGTACTACCTGCGGATGTACGGCATGCGGATGAACTTCACGTCGCTGTCACTGTCCGAAGGCGTGCCCCAACTGGTGGAGAAGAAGCGCAAGGACGGCACCAGCGAGTGGGTCATTGAGTCGGTGCCCGGTATGAACATCAAGCAGATCGTTCAGCGCCTGAGCAAGAAGGATGTCGTCCAGGCCGCAGGTAGCGCCGATGCTGCCAACCGCCTGTTCACTCTGTATCTGGCCAAGCTGCGTGCCGACAACAAGGGCTACGACAAGCTTAACTTTGGACGTGCGGCGGCTGAAGCCGAACTCAAAGAGATTGAAGCTGAATTGGCAAGTGGCAAGCTGTCGGCAGATGACAAGGCTCGGGTCAAGCAGCGCGAAGCGCACCTGCAGAAGACTATTGATTCGCTGCCCACCGAGGCCGACATCAAGAGCGCGTTTGCCAAGATTGAGGCCGACCCCACGCTCAAGGAAGCGTTTGCTGACGCCCGCGAGATGTACAACGAGTACAACCAAAACTTGCTGCGGTTCATGGTGCAGACAAGCGCGATGAGCAAGGAAGAAGCCGACCGCTTGCTCAAGGAGAAGGACTACATCCCGTACTACCGCGTGCGCAACGGCGTTGCTGAACTGATGATTGGTGGCCTGACGCCTGTGCAGATTGGTAACCTGAAGGACAGCCCGCACCTGCAAGAACTGGTGGGCGGCGAAGAGCCGATCTTCAACTTCCTCGACAGCAGCGTGCAGAACACGTCGATGCTGATCGACATGGCCATGCGCAACATCGCTGTGAAGAACGCGATGTGGGAGATGGCGTCTGTTGGACTGGCCAAGATCAGGAAGGCAGGCAAGAGAGGCGCTCCCCAGGGGGCGGTTGAGTTCAAGATTGATGGTGAGGACTGGTTTGCCATCGTCGATACCGACCACATCGGCATCCCGTCTGAACTGCTGACCAAGGGTCTGGCCGGTATCCCGACCATGTTCCCCCAAGCGATTGAACTCATGGGCATCCCTGCCCGGTTCCTGCGCCGTGCGATCACCGCATCGCCCGTCTACGCAGGTCGGCAGTTGTTCCGTGACTCGCTGTCCTCCTACATGGCCAGCGGCTCCAACGCACCCCCAGTGCTCGGCGCTCTGCAGCAAATCGGCAGAGCCAGTAGCGTAGACAGGCGCGGCATCACGGGTGGACAGGTCTTCACAGGAACCTCCGAAGACATGGCGCGGCTGTTGCGTGAGATGCAAGAAGGTCGTCCTGGCTGGGCCAAGGCGTTCTCCAAGTTGGAAGCGCTGTCGATGGGGGCCGACGCCGTTACACGCCGCGCCCAGTACGAGAGCTATATCAACCAGGGGCTGTCCGAAATGGAAGCCACCTTCATGGCGCTGGAGTCGATGAACTTTGCACGGCGCGGTATCGACCCGAGCGTGCAGTTGCTGACCACGCTGATTCCGTTCATGAACGCGCAGATTCAGTCGCTCGACGTGCTGTACCGTTCGCTGCGTGGCCAGATGCCGATGAACGAGCGGCTGCAGATCAAGGAGAAGCTGATCGCTCGTGGCACGATGCTTGCTGGTATGTCCATGATGTACGCGATGGCCATGCAGGACGACGAGACGTACAAGAACGCTCGGCCCGATGAGAAGTACAACAACTGGTTTGTACCGATTCCTGGCTTCGATGAGAAGTTGCGCGTACCCATCCCGTTTGAACTGGGTTACATTTTCAAGGCGTTGCCCGAGGCGCTCATCAACGGCATCTACGCTGAGCGTGGTGCTGATGAGGCAGTCGATGCGCTCAAGGGCATCATCCGCAACATGATCCCCGGTGGTAGCAACTACGGCGTCCCCGCTGCGTTCAAACCGCTTATCGAGGTGGGCCTGGGCAAGTCCTTCTTCACAGGGCGCGATCTGGAGTCTGCTGCTGAGCAGATGCAGGAGCCTTGGGCACGCTATCGGGAGAACACTTCCGAGACTGCCAAACTCCTGGGACGGTTGTTCAACATCTCCCCGATCAAGATCGAGACGCTGGTCAGCGGCTACACCGGTAGCCTGGGCATGGCGCTCATGCAGGTTCCCAACGTGGTGCTGCCTACGCCGGAAACCGATCTGCCCGAGAAGCGCATGTCTCAGATGCCGCTGGTGGGTACGCTGTTCCAGCCCAAGGACGCAGCAGGCATCATCGACGACACGTTCGAGCGGCTCAAGGACTACACCGCCGCCAAGGAAACCTACGAAGGGCTTGTGGAGAAGGGCGAACTGGCCAGGGCCGACGCTTACTTGCGCGACAACCTGGAGAAGATTCAATTGGCGTCGCTGTCTGGCACCTTCCGGCAACAGATCGGCGAGATCACGAAGGCGGAGCGTCAGGTTCGCGGTAGTACTCTGACATCTCAGGAGAAGCGTGATCTTCTGGATGATCTGCGTCAGGCGAAGATACTGGTCGCTTCTTCTGTGCGGGACACGCTCGGAAGAATAGAAGCCCGATAAACCCCTGGTGGATGCACGGCAGCGCCCGTGCATCCTTCAGCTTCAAAGGCACAGCCGCACGCAGCCCTGCTTCACGCATGGCTTCGAGATCAAGGGCAGGGATGAAGAACCCCTGCCCTCGCTCAATCTTCTCCCACGGGAAGTATTTCGGCACTGTTGTCGAGTTCTTCTCTGCGACTGATGCACAGCGCGTGCACACGCATCTGTGGGCCTTTGGTCCTGGCCATCATGTCCTTGCGCAGCACCTTGACGCTGTAGCCTTCGATGGTGGCTATCTGCCGCCTGAAGTCTTCATAGCCGTAGGACATGGATACGCAGTGTGAGCGCATCACCGATTCCTCGATGAAGTAGTCCACGAACCCAGGCTTGTCGATGCCATGCTCCACGCGCCCCATGACGGTACTGCGCGTGATGGACTGATCGACCGGCTCTCCGTTACCCAGTGACGCCATGAACGACCCGTTGCTGCGCTTGACCACCACGAAGTGGCCGTAGTGGTCACGGGTGAAGGCGTTGAGAACATCCTCGGCATTGCGCGAACCGGTGCGCACCACCTTGCGGGCCTTCTCCACCAACTTGAAGAAGCTGTTGATGATCTCGTCTACGGGGTAGTCGAAGATGCCTGCGTAGTTGGAACCGGCCAGGATTGCTCCGGCGACATCACACGCACAGCCGTTGCCCCAGTACCGCTCTTCACCAGTTAGCGCCCACTCACGCTTCAGGCGTTCGTGCGTCTTGGCCAACACCTTGCGGGCAGTGTCTTGGTTCTGCACGAGCCACCGGACGTACTTCTCACCCGCCACCCCGTGATTGGTGTTGAGCAGGCGCAGGATGTCTTCCTCTTCCGGCGTCCAGTTGAGCTTCTCTTCGGGCGTCCACTCCAACATACGGAACAACTCACCCTGGGAGGTGTGCTTGCGCACGCCCGACATGAAGTCGTGCATGTGCGTGTTCGATGTCAGGTAGGCTTGCGTCGCCCAGGAGACGAGGTTCAGGCGCTCTCGGTTGTGGTGGGCTTCAGACTTCTCCTTGCCCTGGCCCTCAGCCAGATCGAAGATCAGGCCAGGGAACCACTCCATCTCCTGCCGGGACTTGTGTGTAATCTCGTCCGAGGTGAAGGGCAGCGAGTTCAGGTTACCGATGCGCTGCTGCATCGTGACTGCTGAGGTGGACTTGCCTGTGCGGTACCGGGTCGGATGCCCCCAGACCGAGTTGATCAGGTTCATCGCCATCGTCTTGCCGGTGCCGGAACTGGTCGAGCCTGCATGGATGGTCAAGCAAGCGAACTGCGTGAAGCGCATCAGCGGTGCGCCAAACGCCATAGTAGAGACGGCCAGGAGGTCGTACAGCCCACGCTGCACCATCAGTTCTGGGAACCTGCGCCACTCCTCCAGTGTGCCCGCTGCCCGCGTGTTGCGTGTCAGGTTCTGCAGGTCTGGCATCGGCACGGTGCGCGTGCGGCCATCGGGAAAGAAGATGCGCCCGGAGTAGACGAAGGAGTTGTCCTCCTGCCACCCGTACTGCTGAGGAATCTTGATTGCGCGTTTGTTGACGCTGGCCTCCTCCACGCAGGCCCGGATGTACTCCACCAGATTCTTGTCGTTGCCTGCGCCGAACGCAGCCATGATGTTCTGCTGCGCCAGGGACTTGAGCAGTTCGTCCTTGCTGACCACCGCCCGCTGAGCGAACAACACATCGGCAGGAGCGTTGGGGCGATTGGCCACCATGTGGACGGTGTGCTCGTTGTCCTTGTTCAGGATGTCCACCACGAACATGTCGTACGGCAGGATCATGACCTGCTTCTTGCGCTTGGTTCCGTCTGCTTCCTCCACGATCCGGTCGGCATACACACCGCCATTGGCGCCGTATGCGTAGCCCTTGGGAGGCGTCGGGCGCACCACCTTGATGGTGGGTGCCTCGGGATCGTCCGGGTCGCTCGGCTTGATCTCGACCTCTTTCTCGGAGTTGTCGGCCACCAGTTCCCGGCCCAGGGCCAGGGGGTTGGTGATCTTGCCGAAGTGCTTGCACTTCTGGCACACGCCTGGGTTCTCGCTATCGAACTTGACGCAGGGATAGGGGCCTTTTATCTCGCGCAGCTTTGCCTGCATGCGCTCGTCGTCGTACGGGTGGAGTTGGCTCAGCCAGATCGAAGCCTTCTCGCCATCGGCGCAGTACTTGGCTTGACTCAGCCAGCCCCGCCACAGCGGCTCCATGCCGTCATCCTTGGCGTGGTTGACGTAGTGATCAAGCTGCAAGCAACCGTCGCCATCGCCCGTCTTAGCCAGTATGTGCTTGAACCGCACGATGGTGTTGGCCAGCATCTGCACGCCCGTCTTGGTGGCGTTGACTGGGCGCTGCCCAGGCAGGTTCATGCCTTGGGCGTATGGGGTTGGCGCTGTGTCTCCGAGCAGGTCGCGCAGCTTGGCGAAGAACTCCTGTGGGTTTACAGGAGCGTCGCCCTCAGCCAGCACCTCCACCGGGCGCGGCTCGCCGTACTTCTTCTTGAAGTTCTTGGTGCCAGGAACACGCAACACCCGTGCGGCGTCTGCCGTGACGGTGTTGTCGATGGCCAGTGACCGCTCCTTGCACAGACGCTTGAACGTCTCAGCAATCGGCTTCCACTCACCTACGGTCAAGGGCTTGTCGAACGCCCAGTAGCAGTGCAGACCACCGCCTGAAGCGATGATCCAGGGCTTGCCAAAGGCGTCGAGCCCGGTGTCTGCCAAGAACTTATCCAGTGCCTCCTGTGCTGCTTCCTTGCTGTCGTACCCATCCATGTCGATGAACAAGGACTTGATGTACTCAGCGTTGTCTGCGGTGCGACTGCCCTTATCGGCAAACGTCGCAAGCGCAAAGTAGATGTCCTGCTGACCCTCCAACCACTGAGATACGTACGGACGCATCTCAGCGATGTCTTCGATGAAGACGTGCTGTTTTCTCTTGGAGGAGAGTTCTGCCGCGCAGTAGTACCCGTGACCGGGAGACGGCAGGACAGCCGCTAAGAACTCTAGCGGTTCCATAGGACTCCTCGGTTTATTCGCTGAAGGGCAGGGGTTGTTGCTTGGGGTTCAGCGAAGCAGCGGATCGTTCCTTCTCTCGGTCAGTTGTCTGGCGCTTGGCCAACTCTTGGACTACCTCTGGCGGCAGTGCACCCATGACCATCGTCATGTAGACCTGACGCTCGAACTCATCGTCGCTCAGGCTTGAATATTGAATTCCTGACATGCTTTTCTCCACGCTTGTTCTCTGTCTTGGGCCTTCATCAGAATCTGAAGCAGGCGCTCAACGGTTGGTCGGTAGCCGTTAATCACGGTGGACTTGCCCGTGAACCAGTTGTACACCGTCTGGCGCGAAGCGCCAGTGATTTCGGAGACTTGGGACACAGGAAAATCCAGGTGAACCGCCCATCGGCCAAGCTGATTGCCTAGCGTCTTGGGCGCTGCCTTGACGGTATTAAGGGTTTTTACTGAGTAGGACATGTTGAATAAGGGGGCCGAAGCCCCCTGGAGTTGTTACTCATCATCCCAATCAGCCGCCAGCTTAGCCAAAGATGACTTGCCTGCGGCAGGGGGTTCATCCGACTTGCCCTTGCGAACGGTCGGCTCTACGGACTCGTCCTCTGCCTCCACCGCAGGCTCAGCCTTGGGCTTCTTGGTGGCCTTGGGCTTAGCGCCTTCCAGGGCCAGGGGAGCCGGTGCAGCCACATTGTCCGTCTTGGCCACGGTCATGGTGATGGCACGCTTGGCGTCATCGGTCTGACCCTGCTTGACCGCCACCTCGTACTCGCTCTCGTCGAGCCAACGCACGGGCTTGAAGAACAGCTTGGGCGCCTCAGCCTTGGTGTCGAACTGCATGCGGGTGACCATCATCTCAGGGCTTGCCTGATTGGCCACCACGTAGCGGGCGTAGGCTTGCAGGGGGCGCTTGTCGCCTTCTTCCTTGCCGAAGATGGACGTGGCAGGCAGTTGAAGCTGCATCACGTCGCCTTCGAGGTTGTTGGCCAGGACTACAGCCAGACGCTGCGAGAAGCGGCAGGCGCGGGACTCGCCCATGCCGGAGCCCTTGACGTTCTGGGAGCAGTTGGCGCAACGATCCGACTGCTTGTTGGCGGCGTCGGGGCTAGGCGTCTCGCCATCGGCAGACCAGCAGTCAGGAGCCGCAGGCGTCTCACCGTCGTAGGACTTGGCGTAGAAGGTGCGCCCGATCTTGGGAGCGGCGTTGACGATCACGACATCGAGGTAGCGTTCGTCAATCGAAGCCACCTCCTTGCCGCCGACCAACAGGCGGAACACACCGCCCTTGATCGAGATGCGCTTGCCGCCACCACCGCCGCCACCAGCGAGGGACTTGGCGATGTCAGACAGTTCGCCTTTCTTGGCGAAGGCGGGGACATTGGAACCAGAAAAAAGAGCTACGTTGCTCATGTTGTTTCTCCTTAGCGGGGCTTGGTTACAGAGATGTCGAACTCAGCAAGGCTGCTGAGTCCAGGGGGATGCAGGTCGGGGTTCTCTTCCAAGAACGTCTGCATGTTGAGTTGCGCGATGCGCTTCTCCAAGAGGTCAACGGCGTCGTGTTCGACGACGAACTTCTTGAAGCTGTCCCAGTCCTGGGTGTAGAACCGGGACTTTTCCTTGAGCGTGATCGTTCCGAACTCAGTGCGGGCAGACTTGGTGCCGAGCGCCATCATCTGATCCTTCATGGCGTTCTTCACTTCCTGCTGCTGAGCCTTGATCGTCTCGATCTGCTTGTCGAGGTCTTGCATGGCAGCGCGCATCTTCACGTAGATGCGGGCTAGTTTGTCGAGTGGGATGGTGTTGTCTGTCATTTGCTTCTCCTGTTGTTGTGTCAAAGAGTATACATTGTCCAGTTCAGTCTACAACCCCCTTTCCTTTATTTCGCTGTTGAACAGGCTCACGAGCATGGCGTTGTCGTCCACCTTCTCCGTGAGCGCCTTGAACATCTTCTTCTCCACGGGCGAACCCTCGATGTGGATGACGGTCACCTTGTCTGAGTTCTGCCCCTTGCGGTCAGCCCGTGCGATGCACTGGGTGTACTGCTCGACGCTCATCAGCGGCCCGTAAAAGATCACCGTGTCGGCAGCGGTCAGCGTGATGCCGTGCGCTGTAGCCTGCGGCTGCATGACCAGCACCCTTGGGGTGGGCTGCGTTTGGAAGCGCCTGATGATGTCGCCGCGCTTGGTGGCTGTCACGCCACCGTGAATCTGCTCGTTGGCGATCCCGTTCTTGTTGAGGAAATCGCTGATGGCGTCGATGGCTGCGCGGAACAGGGCGAAGATGATCACCTTCCGCTCTGTTTGTTCGAGTGCTTCCATCAACACATTCAGGCGTGGGGTGGCGTCGAACTCGACCGTCTCCTTGTTGTCGGTGTACGCGACACCGGAACTAATCTGGAGAAGTTTATTTAGCGCAGCGGCAGCGTTGACTGCCGTGATCGTCTCGCCTGCGGCCATGACCAGCATCTGGGTCTTGAGCAGGTTGTAGTACTTGGCTTGCTGCGGCGTGAGCGGCACCTCACGGGTGGTCGTCAGTACAGGCGGCAGGTCCAGGCACTGGGCCTTGGTGTATCGGATGGCCGGTTGCAGTGCAGCGTGCACCTTGTCGGCAGCATCGGCCTTGGGCGCCCACTTGAACATGGTGATCTTGTTCATCACCGAGTCGCGCCACGCCGTGTAGAACTTGGGCACGTTGGTCGGGTTGACGAGCTTGGCCAGACCGTACGCATCCACAGGACTCTGGGAAGCAGGCGTGCCGGTCATCATCCACAGGTACGTGTCGGGCGTCAGGACAGAAGCAAGTGCCTTCCACCGCTTGGTCTG